TCAAGCACATCATATTTATCTTCAGGGATTGATACATAATGTTCTTCAAAAAGACCTCTCATTCCTTGGAGGAATGATTCGGTCATTTCGGTCTTAAGACCTTGCTCAATAACGAGTGCATTTTCTTCCATCCACTCGCTAGAAACATACTCAAGGTACGCATCTACACGCTCAGCAAGTTCAATCTTAATTTCTTCGACTTCTTCTGCAAGCGCAACTGCATACTGCTCTTCGATTGCCTCTTGAATTTGAGAAACCTTAGAGCGAAGAGCAGCTTCGAAAATCGTTCTTGCTTTTTCTTGGAACTCTTCAGAGAGTTCCTCGCCTTCTAGAAGAGCATTAACATCTTCATCGATGTTAAACTCTTCTTCCATTTCTTCTTCATCTTCATCTTCGTCTTCGTCCTCTTCCTTCTTACCTTTTTTATTACCTTCCTCTTTTTCCTCCTCTTCCTCTTCTTCCTTAGCGGCTTCTAAGAGTTCTTCATCTTCATCATATTCAAACTCTTCATCTTCCTTAACACCCTTCATTGCTTCTGCAGCAGAAGCACCTTTATTAACAACATCCTTAACTTGCTTAAGTGATCCGCCAGGTGTTTTCAGCTTTGCTGAATCGTCAGTTGAGCGATAGTTAGAAGGATCAGGGCCACCAAGATCTTCCCAACCAGCAGTTTGACCTGGTGTTGCACCAGATAGACTTGGCATTGCATCCGCTGCTTTGGCGTTAGCATTAACAGCGGTTTTGGATTGCTTAGTGCCTACTTCCATTTCTTGTAAATCTCCACGAGACATTTGAACTCTCCGTTTAACCTTTAGTTATAAACTATATTTATTTATAATTTAATAAATTACAATGAATTTAAAAACTCATTAAATAAACTCAATTTATACTCCTCAAGAAGTTTTTCATCTACAAGGGTATTGATTCTTTTTTGAGTTTGCTCTGCGATTTTTTCGCGAAGCATTCCTCCATCCCATACCCACTCCTTTCCTTCCATAATTCCCTGAACAAAAGCATCAGGTGCAGATGGATCGGCAACAATATCAGCAGCAGTTGCAAGCATGAAGTCTTCGCCAACTTCATTGTATCCTTCTTTTGTTGGTCTTACCGATCCAATACCACGAGAAGAAACACCAAGAGTTACTCCTTCTTTGAGAAGTGACTCTGCAATTTTGCCCATTGGTGTAGAAAGAATTTGTGCCTTACCAATAAAATCGTTTCCTCTTTGAACGAGTTCAACAATCTTATGAGAAACTCTATCAAGATTTACAGTAGGTCCATCAGGATGACCAAGTTCACCAAGAGCACGGCCTTTATTTACATACTGTTCAGTATAACGCTTTACCTCTCTTTCCATAACAGGCATACGATATATCCTGTTATTGCGATTGGGTTGTTCAGTTTGTAGGAAAGGACCTCGAATATACAGAGTCTTCTTACCGTTGACCGTTTCGGTAAGAACTTCTACTGATTCGATTTCTTCGGTAATGAGTTTCATTATGCCTGTCCTGTAATTTGTACTTGTTGGAAGTGAAGTGTTCCTGATCCGACTCCATATGCAGAAATCTTATTAGAAACAACAACTGATGAATCTGTTGATGAGAAAGCAGTTATAATTCCACTTGAATTATAATTAATAGTCATTCTTGTCGAGAAATATCCATCAACACCTGCAGTGGTATTAATTGATAAAACTTGTTGGTGTGTAAAGTTATAATATGACTGACCAGTAGCAGTAAGAGTTACGTAATCACCAACTGCAAATGGAACCTGAGTTCCTTCTGGAACAGTAACAATTGTTGTTGTTCCTGTTGTTACTCCAACAACTCTATTCGATGCTCTAGTTAATCCTAAAGTTACCGTGTCACCTGCGGGAACATAATAATCGGTATTAGTTGCTGCAGGAGTAACTCCAATTGCAACGTGGGCAGAACCACCAACTGCAACTACTCTCAAAACACTAGATTGTACTGTAAAAGCAGATGAAGTTGTTGCAGCACCTGCAGTAAATGTAAATGAGGAACCCGCCCCAACTGGTCTATGAGCCATTATTTTAAATACAACACTTTTAGTTATTTATAAATTGCAAATTACCTACTAATTTCTTCCCAATCTAATGAAGCAAAAACATCAGCACCAGCAGTATCAGATGCAACTACTAGTGTTAATTCATAAGGTGTTCCAGTTAATCCATTTCTTTCTAACTGGAACTTAAATAGTGCTTCTTTCAGAATATCAACTGATGAAGAAGATTGATTTGCTGATGTGAAGAAACCGGATGCTAATATTCTTCCTCCACTTACAGTTCCTCCATCAATTTTATATTCTACAGCACTATCTGCACCAGCACTTACCCAATTTCCACCAGTAGTAGTTGCTGATGCTCTCACCTGCCAATTGTATTGTGGTCCATTTCCAGTCCCCATTAATGAAAGCGCGGTCAAAATTACAATTGCATCCAATCTATTTGGGGAAGATTTGAGACGAATAGAAAGAACAGGATAATAAGTTCCGGCAGGAGTTGGTAAATCTACTGGTGCTGTAATTGGTGTATTTACTGCCTGCTGCAATCCTCTCAATTCATAACCACCTTCTGAAATTACACTAGAGCAAACTTGTTTGAGTGTGCTAGAACTAGTTGTAATACCAGTATTAGCAATCTCATACCTTAAAGGAAGAGATGCTGTTGTGATATAAGTTGATTGAATTAAGTTTGCGTGGTGAAATGAGTGTGCGTGAATAAATTTTCCATCAATTACAAATCCCATTCTTACTGATCCGAGACCCAACCACTCAATATCCATCCAAAGAATTTGTGCTTTGGTAATATCTAATGTAATACCAGAAACTCCGGTTCCATCCAATTTATCAATATTCCAATCAGATTGTGCAATTGCAGTTTCGGTCCCAGTGGATAAACTTCTTTCTACAAAATATGGCGTCGTGCCATTAATCTCAAAATACATTCCATTATCAGCACCAAAATATCCAACTCTTTGCCTTAAGTTTGTTTTTGGTGTAGCAGGAATAAAAGTATTTAAAACAAGTAAAGATTTTCCTGGTTGATATGAAAATGTTTTAGTGGTTTCTCTAATAACTGAATCACCACTTGTAGTTCCAATACCTATATTGATTAATCCTTGAGTTGTTACAAAACCAACAGTAGAACCAGTTCCTACAATCAAACTTTCCCAAAGATTATTGTCTCTATATCTGTGAGATGAGTCAAATAATGTAAGAGGATTTGATACTCTTGTTCTTCCGAAAGCATCTGGATTTACACTTACTGGAAATCTATTGAGATTATCAACGATTTTTCCGTCTCTAGTTGCAGCACCAAAAATCTCAAAAAGACTTCTCTCTTGGTTTAAATAATCTTGAGTTTGAATATTCCACTGAGCCATTATTAATCAATCCATTCCAACTTTGATGGGTGGTATCTTTGTGCGTTTTTAATGTTTAAATTCTTTTCAGTAACTGGGTAAATCTGATGAACAACCGCTCCTGGATAATTAGACTGTAGTTGTTCACCAAGATCTCTCGGAGAAGGAATTCCGTTTTTAGTAACTAATTCCATTCTATAAAGACTTCCGTTCCACAGGACATCTGCAACATATTCCTCACCAACCGATTGTTGCTCTGGTTGAGAGGAATTAATGTAAAGATTTCCGGTAAAGTCTCCAGAAATATTTACAGACTCTGAGATGAACTGCTTAAAAGATTTCATTCTTCCTCTTCTGTTTCGCTATTAAACATTGAATTTGCTACGGCAGGACGAAAATCATCAATTTTTTCTGCTGCTTTAGTAAACAAAAGATCCTTGATTTTATCACTGATCTGCGAAGGTGATTCGTCAGTAGCAATCATATCCAGTAAATCATCCATTGTTAAGATTCCAATTAGTAATCGTTTTTATTTATATCTCACCACCCTTGGGCATTTCTATTGCTTTAGCATTAACTTCGGTTGCTTTTTCTTGAGATCTTAAATCAGGTTCCATTGCCGGTTGACCCAGATCCATTTGAGAAGTTTGGTCAAGAGGTAATCCAGTTTGTGGATCAATAGGTTGATTAGGATCGGGAATAATTCCTTCATCAATTTCTTTTTTAATGAGCGCATCTTGTTCTAAGATTTCAACATCAGTTTGCCTTAAAACCTTTCTTCTTATATAATCTTGAGAGAAATATCTTCCAACATAAGGTTCTGCAATTTGAACCATATTCAATCTCTCGTTAAGTAATTCGGCATCCTTAAGTTCTGCAAAATGATTATCATATAAGAAATCATATTGAATATGTTCATCCATCCTCGACCAATCTTCTGGTGTAATGATATTTTTGAGAATCAATTGAGTTCTCAACATATCGCTAAACATATATGAGAATCTCTTTCTCAAACGAGCAACAAACTTACTAAATTTGACTTCATCTCTCAGAATTTCTGATGAACGACCAAGATTAAATCCACCATCTCCACCAATTCTTGTTGTTGGAACATTTAAAGACCTATAAAGTTTTTCTTGAAAATAATTAATATCGGTAATTTCTCCAAGATTTTGTCCACCAGGAAGTGTAGATATTTCGGTTCCTCTACCACCCTCTCTTCTTGGCAACCAAAAATCCTCTAACATTGCCATAAACTTTTTGTCATCGCGTATTTCTCCGGTACTTGCATCATAAACTTGTTTGTTGCGATAACGCATCATCACATCACGGAGGTATTGCTCTGCTTTAATCTTTGGCAGATTACCAACATCAATATAGAAAATTCTTCTTTCTGGTGCGCGAGAAAGACGATAGATGACTAAAGAGTCCTCAATCATACGGAGTTGATTGAGAGATTTAATTGCCTTGTGAAGATATGAAAGAGTTGATCCCTTATTTCGGTCTACAAGGCCGGACGTGCAATAAGTGATCGAATCCTTTGTCATCTTGATGCCAGAATTTGAACCACCCAATGTTCCAGGAGCTGGAGTTCCTGTTGGATAGGTCATTTTTGGTTCATAAATGAAGTATTCATCAATTTCTGGAAAATCATAATCCATTGGATTATCAACATTTCGATTTGAAACTCTATATTTGTTATCTTCCTTTTTAATTGCTTGACGAACATAACGCATTTTCATTGCGTCAATGTATCTCAGTTCTTGTATTCCTGCTTCAGGATTTTTAAGATCTACAACCTTATGGTAGTAAAGTCTTCCATCTACATACCAGTTTCTATAAATTTCATGCGACTTCTTATCAAAATCTAGAAGTTCTAATATATACTTGAATTCTTGTCTAATCTTCTTTTTAATACCATCACTCGCATTCAGATTATCCAAATCAATCTGAACAGGACTATCATTAGTATCTGATACGATTGCCTCATTTACAATATCTTCAATAGCACTATCACACTCTGGATGAAGTGCCATTTCACGATATCTTTTGATGAGATCAAATTCAGTTCTATATACTCCTTCAATATCTACATACGAACCAAAAAAACCACTACTCAGGTAATGGTCAACCCCGTCCTCCTTATTTGGAGGAACGGGGGAAACAACACCGGGAGATAATGGTTCGTTATCTTCAATCGAAAAACCAAAAAGTTTCGCCATAATTTATTTTTTTAACTTCGTTCTTTTGTCTATTTATTATGCTTCCTCAGTTGAAGGTGTCCAGTATTGAACTTGGAATTCAACAGTGAACTCTTCAATAGTGTCAGTGGTATCATAAGAAAGATCAATTGCAGCAATATTAGTTGGGAAAATATCAAAGAACTTATAAGTTGCAGCAACTTCAAGTCCTGATCCAACGGGAGTGTTCTTTCCTACGTTACTTTTTCCTCTCTTAAATTGCTTTACAAAAGCATTACACATATAATCATTTGGATTGGTGAAACCACTTCCATCAGCATATTGACCAATAGATTGCATCCACGCTTCCATCGCGTCTCTAATAAGGAAGTCTTGATCATTGATAATCGTAACAGTCCAAACATCAAAAGTTCTGTCTCCAGCAACTTTGAAAATTCTTCCTCTAAAGGGAACATCAATTGATGCAATGTTTGATGCAGGTAGTGCAGCTGCTTTGCATAAAATAGGGAAATTTTCAGTAAGATTTACTGCATTTGGTGGTGATGGAATAGTTACCTCAAATAGATTGGGGCGGGCACCGCCCCCGATGAGTGCTGATTTGAAATCCTGAATAGAATGTGCCATTTTTTAGTTCCTCCTTTGATGGTGTTTATTAAAAATCAAACAGTACCAGCAACTTCTTCAAAACTTACACCCGTTCTGGTAGCAACGAATGTCAGTGTTACATAGTTAATAGACTTAGCAGGCTTCAGGTAGATATCAGCTCTGAATTCATTGTTATCAATAACATCTGGAGTGTTATTTGATGCATCACAGACAACTAAGAATCCATAAAGACCGCGCTTTGCCTGAACATCACGGAGGTAGGGTTCAACAATGTTTCTAAAGTTTGCTCTTGTAATCTCATCGTTCAGTTCAAAGAGTTGCGCTTGAGCACTTCTTTGGAGTGCTTGCTCAACAGTAAGGAACAGACGACGAACGTTGATTCTATCAAATGCAGATGCATATCCAAGAGCAGTCTTATCACCAAAGAGAAGAATTCCAATTCCAGGTTGATTAACGATTGAATTAATTCTTAATGGATATAGTTGATCTCTTTGTGCTTTATTTGGATTGTATGCAAGTTTAATTGCATTGTTCAGAATTCCTCTCTGCTGACCTGCAGGAGAGAACCAAGGATAAGCAACGATAGAAGTTCTAACCATCAATCCAGCAACATCAGCATTGCAGGGAATATAACGGAACTTGTTATTAAATCTATCGTAGGTGTACTTATAACCAGAATCAAATACTGCATAAGATGATGATATAGAAACTCCATTAAAGAAATCAATAATATTATCAGTTTGTGTATCGGAATTTAAAACATCCACCACAGAACCTCTGTGTGGAGAAATTACAGCCATGCAGTCTTTTCTTGAATTTGCAATAGAAACTAAATGATTTGCTTTTGCTTGTGATTCGTTTATATTTCCTAATCCAGGTCCCATGATTAGATAATCAACCTCAATCTCATCTTTATTTGAGAAAAGATTGTATGCTGTGAATAAATCACCAAGAGATGCTGTCATTCCTCCATTATTAGAATAATCTTTACCACCACTTAAAGTATAAGTTACATTTCCAAGAGCACTATAAGTTTTATCCTGAACAAGAGTGTTCCAAGAACCTTCACTATTAGTGATCGAGGTAAAGGAACCCAAATTAGCAAATCCAGTTTGAACTACTGGTTCGTTTACTTTTAAATTATCAGAAGGATTATCACCAACATAAACATATTTTGAATATTCTGCAAGATAACTTTTCCACCAGATTTTTTGCGGAGAATTAATTGCAGAAATGGCATCAGTTGCTTTAGAAAGATTGAGATGTTTTTCTAAAAGATTTCCTTGAATTCCAGTAACTGTTCCAATATCATCAACAATGACTACGTGAATTTCATCGCTTTTTCCGTTTCTATTTACGGCATGTTGTGATGTTCCTGGTTTTGGTGCAATAGAATTCCAATAAATTGAACTATTTTCCAAATTTAAAATTTGATCATCATACCAGTCTTTCACTGTTGTGACTGAATATTGACTATTTCCTACTGCAATTGTTCCACCTGCAGATACAAATCCTAATTGAGAATTTGCTAAAATAGATCTGCTTTGGTTCTTAGCAGCATAAGTGATTGGAGTTTCCGTAGTAGCAATTCCTACTGGATTAGTAAATTGAATTGCAGTTCCACTAATAACAGTTACTCCTAGACCACTTGCGATTGTTATAGAGGTAGATCCAACCCCAGAAATTGCTGCATAAGTTGCAACACCTACAATTGAAAAGTTATTTCCTGTAGTTATTAATTGAGTTAAATCTGTTCCACTTATATAAAGTATAGTATCTCCGTCAGTAGCAGCTATACTTACAGTTCTATTTGTGATTGTGTCGTGTCTGGTGTAAGCATTTGAAACTCTAGATGTAATTTTGACATCTATTGTAGAAGGATTACTGCCAGTTGAATTTGTATTAATACCTGTAACAATTCCTTTTAGATATCCATTAAAGGTGGTTGTTACTCCAGCTTCTGCAATAGTTACATTAGTTAAAGCAACAGTAACTCCAGATCCAACCGTTGCGCCAATTGTAGAAAGATTTGTAGTGTTAATTCCAATAATTTGATCTGCTTTATCATCAATTACACAAACTTTTAGGTTATTTGCCCAAGAACCTGGATTTTTTGCTGCAAAAATATAATTTGCAATGTCATCTGCAAAATTTGCCTCATAGTCATCAAAGTTCTTGATCTTGAGCGTAGGTTCTCCTGCTGTCGAAATTCCAGATGAATTTCTAATTGCATTAGCATTTACAAGATTTGTTCCATCAACTCTTGCAACCTTAAGAACACCACCATATGAAAGATATGAAGATGCACTCATCCAGTACTCATACTGTGCATCAGTAGAAATTGGTTTTCCAAAAACGTTGATGAGTTCGTTTTCTGTGGTGATATCAATTGCTTCTTCAACAGGACCAATTGCAAAAGGACCGGCAATTGCTCCAATGTTATCTAGTACATTATCAGCTCTCCCTACAGTTAAATCAACTTCTCTGACGAGTACGCCTGGAGATAATTGAGGAGTCGCCATGTTTTTCTCCGTAAATCTCAGTTTAACTAAAAATTATTTATTAAAAAGTTACTTTACGTGGAAGGAAACATGACGTGAATAATTACCAATCAGGATATTCCCATTTATCGAGTACTTTGGAAATCATTCTATTGGTAACTATTCTTTTAATTGTACATTGTTTACACTCATAAGAATATGAAGATGCGACAGGACCTCTATCTTTTCTAGTTCTATAAAATTCTCCAACTAAATTTTTCATTTCTCCACAGGTTCTGCACTGTCTATCGGTTAATAATAAATGTCCTAATTTTATCTGCTTATCAATGTCCATTATGATAGATATTCCCACATATATGCACGATCACCATATTCATCAGTAAACCACCTATCACCTTCATTATCTACAAAACTTGTATCATCCAGTCCATCAGCGATAAATCCAAAAGGAGACATGTCTTGCTCAATTTGATTTTTTTGTTCTTCATATAAACGCTTTCTAACATCTTGATCTGTAAGTTCTTTGAAGTAATCTTGAGCAACTAACCAAGCGTAAATTACGAGACACATTGCTAAGTCATCATTACAACCTTCTTCTGCCTCAAAAGAATTGTGCTTTTGAATAAAAGTTGTAAGTTCACTCATTATTTCATAATCTTTAAAGAGAAGTTTGTTCTCCTCAATCATTGTTTTTAAATTGAGACATCCCACCTTTTTAACAGTCTTGGACATTTTAACTCCAAGTTGAGTTTTCTTTCCAGAAAATCCTTGACCCACAATTTGACCAGCTCTTCCTCTCATCGAACACATAAGAAGATTATTATATTCAAGATCATAATGGATAATTGATGCTACCTGATCTCCTACGTCATTTACTTCACATAGAATATAAGCATTATTATAATTTTTTGCTACGTCTACAACAATGCTTGGAAAAAGCATTGGTTTAATTTCATTGTTTCGATATTTTGCAACCACTTGATGTGGAAATGTAGTAATATCAACTACAGTGAACGCTGAATAATCGTTTCCTACACCTCTAGCAACGTCTACAGTCATCAAGTAGTCGTGACTATCCTTGGATTCCTCATGAACATCTAAACCACCGCTGCTGGTCTTTGGATGGTCGTATACGAGTGATCTGAGTTTACTTGGTGCAATAAGAGTATCAACAGATCCTAAGAATTCACACTCGAACTCAACTTTAAATTGTTGCTCACTTGTGTTTGCAATAGTTTGAGCTTTCCATGCTTCATCTCTTCCAGGAACTTCAGACCAATGAACATCAGTAAAGACATATTCATTTTTACCTTTCTCTGCATCATGCCACATTCGGTAGAAGTGATTCATACCGTGTGGAGTAGAAACTATAATAACTTTGGTTTGCTTACCCGAAGTAATAGTGGGATATACCGATGCAAAGAATGAATCTGCAATATGATTTGGAACGAACGCAAATTCGTCCAAGAACAGAATGTTGAATGACATTCCTCGGACAGCAGATGCAGAAGTAGATGCTGCTAAGATTTTTGATCCATTTTCAAGTTCTAAAGAACCTTTATTCCAAGAAATGATACCCTGCTGCATCCACTTTGGAAGATTTTCATAAGCAGTTTGAAGACGATCTAAAAGTTCTCTAGCAGTAGCTGCTTTGTTTGCAAGAATACCAATATTGACGTTATCATTAAATACTGCATAATGTAAAAGAAAAGATACCACAGTAGTAGATTTACCAGTCTGTCGTGGCATTTTACATATGTTAAATCTATGATTATGAAAATTATTAATTAACTTTTCTTGGAAATGATATGGTTTAAATGTCTGAAGACCATAATCAAGAGTAACAATTTTTACATAATTGTTTGCAAAATAAACCGGATCATTTTTACACTTAACAAACTCAATAATTTGTTCTTGCGTAAATTCAATTGGAGTATTTGCTCTCTTTAGAAGCGGATTACCAAGATATACATCATTTGACATAATAAAACCTACCTATTAATTACAATTCCAACGACGAAGTGCTTTATTGATTCTTGAATCCGGATCTCTTGCAGTTTCTGCAGATGTTAGTCTTTTCTTCATTCCAGACATACGACTACAAAAGTTCTTTCTCCTTTGTGCTCTTTTGCCAGATGGATTTTTTTCGGTTACTGCAGTTTGTAGTTTTGAACCAGGATTCTCGCGACGATAAGCATTTACTGCTTTTTGACTCAGACCGTCAGTTTTATCACGACGATTTACTTTTTGCCAGTCTTCATCAATCTTAACCTCTTCTCCCATAGGTCTCACATAACTTTTACTTGGTCCTGGTTTAGCAGAACTTCCACCTTGAGGACCAAATGCTTGAATTAATGGTTGTCCTGGTTGAATTTCAGAAATTGAATGATAAACAACTATTGATCCGGGGTAAACCTTTTGGAGTTCATCATTGATTTCTTTTCTTGATGGTGTCTTCAACTGTGGAAAGAACATCTTCATAGAATAATATTTTCCTCTCCAAGAAAGAGTAACAGCAATCACGTTGCCTGTTTGCGCTTGAAGTCTTGTTGCCTCATCTACTTGAGACTTAAATCCTTTGATTGGTTCTGGTTCGATCAAATTAATAACTTCAGCAAACGTATTGCCATCTGCATCTTCGATGGTTACGTTTTCTGCTTTTACACATGAACCCGGAGAAAACTTTGCAGTTCCTTTTTTTCTTTTATAACCTTTCCAACATGGACCATTTTCTTCAAGTTCTGATAAAATTTTATCTACCATGGATGGTTCGTATTCGGCATTTATGTTTCTAATATAAGTATCACCTCTTTTTACTAAAGGCATTTTAGGTTCTTTTCTTTTACGCTGTGCTGCTTGTTGTTCTCCTTCAGTAGCACCATGCTGAGAAAGATTTCTAATACTTGTAGAACGTTTAGATTTTCTAATATCTTTAGGATCTACTTCAAAACTTATACCCTCTTCCATTTCTCCACTTGCAACATAGTCTGCGGCAGTGTCAATATAGTCTGCTGCTTTAGTAATTTTTGATTGAACCCATGCCTCAAGATTTCCCTCACCTTCACCAACTTTTGCCTGAAGTCTCTTTACTGCATTTACAATTGTTTTTAGTTCAGATCTAACCATTGAATATTCTTCGTCTTTTACAGAAACTTTATCCCATGCCTTTTCTCCATAAGAACATTCGGATCTAGTTTCTCTTTTATCACACAAAGGACAATATCTTTCTTCTTCGTGCATAGTTTCCTCCGATTTAGTTCCCCAGTTAGCAGCACCAACCTTACGACATTTTACAAGTGCTCCAGACGCATATGCACTAGGCCAAACGCTGTAGCGAGACTTTACTTTATTGTAGCAAGCATCTTTTTTACCACTACCTTTGCTTGGTTTGTCTTTTACTTCTTGTAAGTCCATTTCTTCAGTTCTAACGTTTGTTGGTTTTGCTGCACCGGTTTTTTGTGGTTGATTTGGATCTTGTCTGTTTTTTCTTGCTCTTGATCTTTCTTCTTCCTCTGGAGAAAGATTTGCTGACATTTTAGAACTTCCACACTTTGGTGTTGAAGTTTGTCCTGGTTGACGAGCACATGGTTTTCCTGCCCATTTTCCGCCAAGTTGAACCCACCCTTTCTTGCCATCACTGGATTTAGACTTATTAAACCAATCGTGAAGACCTTCATCTCCAGATTTAGTTTCTTCTTTCACATCCTTAAACTTTTTATGATGCTTTTTGGCGTCTGCTTCCATTTTTTTCAAACGAGTATAATAATCTGGAATTTCATCTAAATGTTGAAGAGCAATATCCTTTGCTAAATCATGATCTTTGGTATGTTCATGCTCAATGGGTTCACCCATATCAAGTTGCTTTTGTATAAAAGAAACATCAAGGCGATGCTTCTTTGCAATTTGCTCAACTGTTCTATGCGACTTGATTTTTGGCATAAAAAATAGATATCTTTTTATATTTATTATTCTAGGTTATCTTCAGTTTGTTGTTTTAGAAACTTTGCCAAATCTGCAGTAGATCCGACAAAAAGTGCGTTATTAACTGTCGTAGGTCCCTTTTGTTTTTCCTCTTCAATATCTTTAAGTTTCTTTTGAAGATCCATTAATTTATCAGTTGCATCTGCGACATTCTTAATCAATTGTCCTGCAACTTCATAAGCACGAGGCATCTCACTTTCTTGCGCTAATTCAAGAATTCCATTGATTGCTTCTTGACCTTTTTCAATAAGTGAGTATAAATTGCCTCTAGTATAGTCATAATCTTTTTTGATATCATCAACTGCTATCGATATCTTTTCTATCTTCTCAATGACTGCTTCTGACTCAACAGGAACTATCTCCTTATCGACATTGAATGTTTCATTAAGTTTATCGAATTTTTTTGTCATTTTCATAATCAACTAAAAGTTCCACTAAATCCAAAATCGTCTCCGTCTTCAATGAGAACATTATCTGCAGCAGTGATTGACTTGACTTGTGAACCTGCTAAATGATTAACAATGGTTGTATTGTCTCTACCGCGATCAACAGTAAGAACATTTCCAGATTTAGCGGTTACGTAAACTTCTTCACCTTCTAAATCAAGGTATGTATTAACTGAAATCGCGCTCGCATCATTCACAGCAATTAAAGTATCTGTAATTGATATGTCATTAGTTAAGTTAGTAATAACTGTTCCTGTATAATTTTTGATAGCTCTTGGTTCTGAAGAATATACAATTTCTCTTGTTGGTGAAGCAGTAGGATCTCCTGCAATATATCCAATAGTTGCCTTTTTGATAATATCCTTGGTTGCGGAAGAAACAGGTCCAAAGATATAAGTTTTTGCAGTAAATCTTAGTGTATAAATTAAAACTCTTCTAGTAGTAAAATCTCCTTCATAATCATCTTGCATAGTGATGTTTTCAAGGACCACAGGAATGTCTCTTTTTTCGTTAATTGTATCAACCAAGTCAACAGTCATTGTATATGCAGGTTGAAAGTATGGAAGGATTTGCTCTACAATTTGAAGAGCGTCGTCATTTAGTTTGCACATAATGCTCAATTCAAATTGCATATTATATGGAACTGGAAGATATGCCTTTTTTGTTTCCGTTCCGTCCTCTACCGATTTTGAAGTAAAATATTGCGTTGTTGTTGATTTTCTTGACGCATCATAAGTTAAACCTGTAAATTCAAAAGACATTCTTGGCAATGTAATCTGAACTGGTTTATTTAAATTTGGTGATTGATTTATTCTTGCAAGAAACTTTTGAGTTGGTCCATATGCAAGAGGAACTTTAATAACACTAATAACATCATTAGAATTATTTTTATGCTTAATAGTTATTTCATTAAATAAAGAACCAAAAGCAATTACAGTTCTTCTTAAAATTTCGTGATAAAAATACTCAAACATACTGTTAACTTATGGTACTACTATTTAACCAAACTAATAACTTATATTTATATAAGTCAGGGCATTCCAAAAGGATTTGTCTCATCAAATTCAATAATATCGTTTGCTTCTTCCTCTATTTCATCATTTGCTGCATATCCATCTCTAACTGAAAATACTTCGATCGAACGTAAGTAGTGTGATGCGCTTGAAGCAGATCCTACAATGTTTTCTCCAAATTTAAATTCTCCATTGAGATTTGAAACTTGAAGAACATTTGTAACTGAGTTCCAAGATTTAACTCTTGCAGTAACTCCACTTTGAGATCCTGTTACAATTTCATTAAATATAAAATTTCCAGATGAAGTAAGTGCAGGGTTTCCAATTGTAATTGTTGGAGCAACAGTATATCCAAGACCGGCATTGGTAATCCTAATTGATGTGATTGTTCCGGCAGCAGAAACAACCGCTGTTGCAGCTGCAGATACTGTAGATATTCCAGTAAATATAATCGATGGTGGTGTTACGTATCCAGAACCTGCATTAGTGACTGTAATAACCCCTACAATACCATCACCTATAGATGCAATACCGGTTGCTCCCTTTCCGCCACCACCAATAAATTTTACTTGAGGTGCAACTGTATATCCATAACCAGCATTTGTAATTAATACTTCTTGAACTGACTGTGCTTTTGGATTTATATTTGTATTACAAGCAACTATACCGCTAATCATCTTAGAAATTGCAGTTGCAGTTTTTCCTCCAGATGGTGCTGAGGAAATTCCAATTGTTGGTGCGCTTGTATATCCTCCTCCACGATTTGTCACTGTAATATATCTTATGCCACCATTTACAATTGATGCAGTTGCAGTTGCAGTAACACCAACTCCAACCATGGTAAGATTTACAATGTTGCCAACTGGAACCTTATCCGAATCAGTTGAATCATTTCCCCCAATAAGTTCATCGATTTCATCAACGCTTGTATCTATGAGTTCATCTTCATACCTGAAGAGTTCGCATCTTAATTGATATGTATATAATCCTTGAAGTTGATAAAATGGTTTTTCGTGTTCTACATACTTAACCTCAAATAATCTTTTGCCTAAGGGAAAATAAATTAAATCTCCTTCTTTAGGTCTTGATGATACTTTTATACTTGGTTGATTTTGAATTAATGGTGAAATATAATTTTTAAATCTTTCTCTTGATATAGTTAAAGTTATCTCATTTAATGATTGGATTCCAAATTTTGATAAGATAGTTGGATTATCACTATATCCTTCATAAGTATCAACATATGCCTCAATGGGATATGCACTATTGAATTCCGATTCTATAACTTCTCTTATAACTGTTTTTTCAGTGATAAATTGTCTAGGAAGATAATGAACTTCGACACCATACATCCTTAATTGCTCATTAATTAAGTCTTGGATAAGTCCTTGCTCTGCTCTAGAACCTTGAAGAAAGAATGGATTAAGCATGTGATTAACCTATCATGTCTAGAGGTGGAAGTTCATAAGTATTGGACATTTTTTCCATGAGAATATCTATTTCTCTTTGTGCATCATCATACATTTGTCTTCCGTTAAGTTCAACTCCACCAGGAAGCTTAACTCCAGTAAATTTCATCATGTTTTGCCCCCACTGCCTCTTAATCAAAGAAGTTAAATATGGTTTTAGAAAAGAATCATTCCAAACTCTTGAATAATCATTTGGGTCTAGAGTTGAGTAACAATCGATAATGAAAAATTGATCTGCTCTTACAGAACTCCAATCAATATCCAAATATAATCTATCTTGTCTTTTATTAAATCTTATTTGTTTTTGGGTATTTAAAAGAAAATCAAGATCTTCTAAGTATGTTTTGACCATCGCATAACTCAAAAGTTCTGTTGTACCCCAGTAGTAAATATCATTAAGAAACAATTGATACTTCACGCTAAACATGTTATGTGTGATCGTGTTTGCGCCGTCAAAGATAAAAATTTTATTTACTCCAATAATATTTGGAGGCATTTGTAAATAATTACTGTTTTCGTAAAAATTAAATGTGGTGGCAGTTCCGACTATATTTGCAGTTGCTGAAGTACTTGCAATACCAACAGAACTGGCCGCATTACTCGCAGTTCCTGCTCTTCCTCTATCAATATCTGCTTGAGTTACTTTGTACTTATAAAAAGTTGAATATACACCATCAAAGTGTCTTTCTTGAAAAAATTGAACGGCATCATCTACCAAATCTTCAATTTGCTCATCTGCAACATTAATTTCTAAAACAGGAGCACCTAGCTTCCTTTTGCAGTAATCAATAAGTTCTTGTCTAGTAGATGGTTGTGCCATTAGATCTTAAATCCTGCAACTACTTCTTGTTGTTTAAAATATAATTTAATATAAGATTTTGCTAGATTTTTCAAAGTATCGAGATCATCTATACTATCTATATCTCTAGAAATCTTTTCATATTCAAATAATTTATTAATATTATCTAATGATATTTTATCAGGATCCATTTGTTAAATTCCTCAATAAATTTTTAATCTCATTCAAACTATCTTTAATTTCATTAACTTCATTTTGAAGATTAGTAATTTTTTCATTTTCAGACTTTTTTATTTGTCTTGTTTTTATGTAATTTTCATAGTCATTCGTGTTTGTGTTTAAAATGGCTTTAGTCCTTTCATCTCTTATTAAATTTGTATGACCTTCAACTTTTGAGTATCTCATATCAAACCAAAGCAATAACTCTAAAATCTGATAATCTTGGTGGAAGTGCTTGGTTAGTTCCAGAAGCAATCATTTTAATTGAAAAATATTTAAATGATGGAAGATTAGAAACCGTAAACTCATAATCTTTAAATTGCAAATCGCTTGAAACATATCCAACAGTATCAGTTTTAAGAACTTTTTTATCTGAAGTTCCGTCATTTAGTGATTCGGAAATAATTCTACTACCATCATCTGTAATATTTGAATATCCTGGAAACAAATAATAAATATCTTTTTCATTGGGTTCATTTTTTATCGAATAAAGCATTCTTAAATCACTAAAAACATTTATGTAAGCAGAAACGATTACCTTTAACGAACTTGCTGGAATTTCTAATTGAATATTATTTGTTGTATAAACAAATGATGAAGGATCTTCTTCTAAGTTATTAACTCTATTATCTGTAATATAATTTTGAATAGGACTATTAATTCTATTAGAAGTAAATATCAAAGAAGCTCTATCTAAATCGACAAAAGGAGAAATATAAGGATCACTAGTCTGTAAACGTAAGTTCATTGACAAAGATTTATTTCCAGGAAGTAAAGATAATCTTTCAGTTTCATTTACTTTTGAACAAATCAATCTAGGAGAATCAAAATAATTAATTTGATTAAGCTCAATATCGACAAATCCTTTATCTTCAAAGGATGTTTCTGTGCCGTCTACACTAGTTCCAGACACAGTTCTAATAGATGCATTAATATCAGTTCCGTTCAGTATTGTAGTTTGTATATTTGGCCTTACAATCTCGTATTGGATATTTTGAGTGGCATTAATAAAATTTCCACCTGTTGACTTTGTTTCATTTGCATATAACTTTGGAAAATTAGTTCCAAGAGTTCTATCCACTTGTCCATTTGGAAGAGGATCTGTTTTTCCGTCAGATGAAGTATCAATTTTAATATGATAGTAATCAAAATCTATAGGATCAAAAGCATCCGAATCTTGAAGTGTATGAGTGGTATTAATTCTTCTCAAAGATATTCCATTTAATTCATATTTGTAAACAGAAGTTCCTTGAGTATAAGAAATACCTAAAGTCTGATCAATTTGTCTTGTTATTCCTGTCAATGAATTGGTCGTAACTCCTTCATAAGAAATAATTTCATCGCCAATTAAAGCATATCCTGGATTTGTACTACTAATACCAACATTTTCAAAAGTCGAAAAATTGACAGTGGAGTCAACTGAAATATTTGCCGTTGAATTTACATCATAATTTTCAGTTAACTTAACTGGTTTTACATCACTTAAAACGTTTGATAGTTTTACAATATTTTCTCCAGCGTGCATTCCATGATTTCTATGATTTACTCTAATATTCAGTCCATTATTTTCTATTTCAATTCCATCTGCTGGAATTAAAACTCCACCACCAATTGAATAATTTAAATCACTTGAAATTCCAAGACTATTAAAATAACTAATAGTGCTTCCAGTTCCCGTTATAAAATCGCCTTGAACATTATCAAGAATTAACTGATTTATACCTGCTAAACTAGAAACTGAAAGTCTTAGATTTTTTCCTAAAGTTTCTGATCCAATTTGCGATACAGAAAGAACATCACCTACAACATATCCAGTTCCGCCGTTAAGTATAGTTGCGGCAATAGCAACTCCATCGGAAATGGTAATATTTGCAGTAGCATTTTTGCCGTTTCCTGTAATATTAGTTAGAGAAACATTGGAATAAACTAAAGATCCTGAAGATGGAGTATATCCAATACCAGGATTTACGATTGTTAAACTTTGAGTTGCAATTCCAGCAGATGCAACATAGTTTCCAGTGGCATTACTGCCTTTTTGATATACAGTATTTCCAAATACTATATTATTATCAATAACTGTTGTTCCTAATCCAACCCTTATTTTTCTTGATGAAAATGCAAGAGAATTGGGCATCAAAGTTGCAATTTGCTTATTGCCAATACCCAACTCTGGGTTATAGAAATTAAAATTACCGTCCGTTGTTGTAAAATCTGCTCTGTATAAAGTAAACTTTAAATCTTCAAACGGGCTTTCGTTCCAAGTAAGTCCGTTTTGAGATTTAAAAAGTCCACCAGAAATAGGTTGTTTTGTAACAATTACTTGACTTGATTCTGCTCCATTAAGTGTAGTAATATCAACTTCTCCAAGTCTTGCAACCCAAACACTATAATTTTGTGAATTTGTTAATATTGTAAGTGCGTGAAATTTCTGTCCCGTCAAATAAACTGGTGAAGGAAATTTTATTCTGGTTGGTATTGCTGAATTATCAAAAGCATTAATTTTATCTGGGTCTACTACAACTTCACCAAATGGATATACTTTTTCAGTTGGAAGGCCGAGTTCCATTGGCCTCAATTGAACAGTTACAGGTAAAATTGGATCTTTTGATATGAAATACAGATCAATAGAGGTTACAAAAATTCCTTTACTACTCTCAACATAAAATGATTGTGCTAATGGATCTACAACTTTCATTTTTTTACTTTTATTATTTTTCTATTTATTCTACATTAAAATGTAAAGTATTTTTCACTATACTATTCAATTTATTTCTTCTTCTTTTTATTATTGTTGTTATTATTGTTATTATTGTTATTGTTATTGTTATTGTTTTTATTGTTTTTATTGTTGCCTCCACCACTATTAGAGCTAGTGTTAGGATTTGCGGATGTTGGTGATGAATTCGTTGATTTATTAGATGCAGGAGATGAATTATTTTTTGCGGGTCCACTACTATTAGAAGTATTTGGTGATGATTTTTGTTTAGAAGATGAATTATTATTCTTATTAGTACCAGAAATTCCTGGACCTGTTTTTGATTTTTGACCTTGTGCGCCAACTGGCACATTAGCTCCAGGTACTTCAAATTTATCTGGTTTTTTGATATTTGAAGGTAGAACTATTATATTATTGGCTTGAGTTTTTGGACTCTTATTGATTGCATTGATAACTCTTCTTTCTTGTTTTGGAGTCATATCAACATCAATTAGTCGTATCAAATCCCTGGGAATATCAGCAGATTTTGCAAGTTCTTTAAACCTTTTTTCTCCACCTTGATGTAATGCTCTATCTCCAAAATTATAAAAGACTCTAGTTGGAGAAGTGGTGCCAGTAGGAGGTTCTTCAGCTCCTCTAGGAGGTTCTTCTGTAGAAGTAGTAGTTGTAGTTGTAGTAGTTGTGGTAGTTGGTCTAGTTGTAGGTCTTCCCCTATCTGATGGTAGTATTGGATTTGTTGGTCTCGGTGGATCAGGATTTGCTGTTCCTGGACCTGGTGTAATAGATTCTCCTTCTTGTACTTCAAGTCTTATAGGTCTTGAAACTAAAATATTTTCTTGAACTGTATTAATTTTTCCTTCAGAAACAAATTTTTCTTCCGCACTAGTTGAATATGTACCATAAACTAAAGAGTTGGTAGAACTACTACTTAGTCTAAAAATTTTACTACCACATTCGAATTTTGGATTGACATCAACATTTGGATTTGGAATGAAAAATGATCCAATAATTACACCAGTTTCATTTGTTAGCAATCTAATATTAGTAATTTCAGCTTGTGCTCCACTCTCTGTTCCTATCAATATAAAATCTGGTTGTATATATCCACTAAATTGTTCTTGTGATTGATTAGACAAACTGAAAGTATCGATATTTAAAATTGTAGAAGTAGATGAGTATAATTCAGGAATAGAAGTTGTAGAATTATATGGGTTTTTCAAGTAAATATCTGAAGGTTGTCTATAATCACCATACTTATGATTTTGTTGAGCAACTCTAAATGTAATACTTGGACTAGTTTGATTACCAGATCCAGGAATTCCAAGTCCAGTTGCTCTTGGTCTTCCAATAACAGTTTCTCCAACTTTAAAAACACCACTGATCATTTGTATTTCAAGTAATTTTGGAATAATATACCTACTAACATCAATACCACCAAAGAAAGGATAAACTCTAGTAAATGGTTTTAATCTTTTACATATAAATTCAATATTTCTAGACCTCATATAAGGTATTGTTCTTGTATTTAATACAACATCGCCTAAAGATGTTCTTTTTTCTGGTATTATCCATAATTTTTCAACAGAATTCCATGTAGCACCGGCAAATCCTGTTTGTGGATCATATTCGGTTAATCTAGCAAGTTCGTCTTCATCTCTACCAACAAAAGCAAGATTTGCAGTATTCCTAACTTGATCTACCCAAGAATCTGAAGATGGAAAGAGAGTAATAGTTCCATTATAAAAATCATCTGCATAAGGATTTACATTTACAGATCTAGAAGAATATGGTTGTATGATGTATGGAACCTCTTGATAATTTAATGTAATCAATTGTCCTGTTCTTGTCACACCAATACCAATTAAACTATTATCAGTTCTCGCATCGGCAAGAGGATTTGCTGATGCACCCAAACCGACTAAAGAATTGGTTCCTAGCAATAAATCAACTGCCGTTGTGAAATGTGGCGGTCTCAGTTCTCGATTATCTATGTCAATAGAATTTTTATCAATTATTTTATTAGATTGTGAAATTTTTGTTGTAAAGTTATCAACAAAAAATCCAGATTTAAACCTATTATTTCTATTTTCGTCAAGTATTTGGAAATTAGAAGCATTAATTTCCAATAAAGAAAGTGAAGTATAAAATTCTAAATTTTCTATTCTGTCTTCGAGCAAATTAATATCAGACATCCTATATCTCTTGTGCTCTTTCAAATCAATATTAATATCATTAATATCTTCAAGATATGCTGGAAGAAATGCAGTAGCAATTTCTAGAGAATCTTGCCCAATAATTGGTGGTTGAGGATTTTCAGCAGGAACTCCAGGCTTTAATTGAAAAACTCCATTTTTATCTACAGAAATTTTATCAATTCTTGGCAGATAAAAAGAATATGATAATGAAATTGACTCGTCAGACGCCAAAATATTTGACGAAGAATTACCAGTTTGAGTAAAGTTTCTTGATAAAAATTCAAATGGTGATCTTGAATTTTCTAAAGAAGAAACAGAAATATTAGAAACTCTTGGTCTAATATCAATAATATCGGAATTTCTTAAATCATAATCATATGTATATCCTATATCAAGATAATCAAACTGCTCATATGAATTTACGGTTGTCAAATCTCCCGTGTCTGATGTAGAAAAACTTGCAGATGAAAAAACAACTTTTATCTTTCTTGTTGGTTCTTTTGCATTTGCAACTCTATTCAATTTAGAGTAATCATATATTGTTTCTTTTTGATTTGTATCAAGATTAAAAGAAAATGCAATGTTTTTATCACCAGCATCTAATGTTGAAATAAATGCTGTAATATTTGAATCTCTAAATGTTACTTTTTCTCCTTCAATGAAACCATTTGAGTTTAAATATGCAAATCCTATCTTAAAATCATTAATTTTTTCTGAATATATTGCGATGGATTTACTCTGTTCTCCAATAAATTCTTCTCCAAGTAAAAGATCTGAAGTTTTATTTGTGGGTCCACTTAGTGATGTTAAAATAACGGAAGGAATATCCGGATCATTTTGGTCATTTGATTCAAATACTCCATAAACATTAGTAACATCTGGTTCAAACAAACAAATTTCTTCGTCTTGAACTCTAGTACCATAAGGATAGTTGCCGTATGTAAGTCCGTCGTTTAATGTGGTTGATCCAATTCCAGAAGCAGAATATTTAGACTTATCAATGATTAAAGTTTTTACTCTATTTTTAATTTTAATTTTTTCTTTTACACCAACTTTTCTTATAGTTGCAATTAATTTTGCATCTCCATCATTAGAAAGACCATTTATTGTTAATGATTTTGACCCATTTGTAAATAAAAACTTATCAGAACTCAATGATTCTGTTTCACCATTTTTTCCAATTAGAACATACCTTTCTTCATCATATGGTAAAAAGACTTCGTTATCTGGTAAGTTTATAGTTCCCGTAGAATTTGAGGAAATAGTTACATCAAACTGTTTTCTTACTACTAAATTTGATTTAGATAAATCTACGTTAGATATGTATGATTTAGGTAAAATAGTGTATAAAGAATTACTTTCGGATGATTGTAATTTTGTTGTTAAAATTGTAAAATTAGATGGATTTATAGTTGCGTTTGGCAGAGCACCATCACAAACGCCATTAACCGTAGTAATTCCACTAATCGTCAAAGATCTATCAGATACTGATTCAATTTTAGCAAAAGTATTTACAGAAAGTCCTGGATTGGAAAATGCTACTAAATTTCCTACAGTAGCTACTCCAACAAAAAATTTATCAGTTGATGTGACTGTGCTAATTCCTGATGAACGGGGAGTTATTGATACTTGCCCAAAGTCTACACTTACACTTTGAACTGTATCGCCAGTAAAAGTATAAGCAGATCCAACAATACCATATAAAGATTTTACATCACCAGTTCCATATGATTGAACTTGTTTTGTAACCCTAGTATTTTCTATGCCATTAAAAATAAGTTTTTCTCCTGAGGAAAATTTGCCTTGAGAATTATAGACTGTGATCGCTGCTCCTGCTGAAACATCATATCTAAGAAACCCAACAGCTCCACTCTCTTTTCCTTTAATGTGAACTGGTGTGCTCAATGTTATTGGTTCATTTAGAGTTAATGTAGTATATGTCTGTATATCATATAAAGAAATATCCCATTGATTTTCTTTTGAATTTGATGTGCTATATGACCCAGATTCTAAAGCAAAATCATAAACTCTAGCAAGACCAATTTCTTTACCTGGAGCAGTTGTTGAAGATATTCCAACTCTAGAATCTCTAAGACTTACATAGTAAGTAGTAGCAATACTAACTATGGGAGATCCATATACTCTATTAAGTGTAAAAGTTGAACCAGTAAAATAATTTATACCTTGATTTTCTAGTGTTTTTGTTTCTCTTGGTTTAGGAAAATCTAAAAATGTCGGTGCTATTGTTTCAATTTCATATCCTCTAACATATGCCTTGAATGGTGAAACATTATACGTTCCAAGTCCTTCATCAGAAACATTTCCATTATAGGTTAATTGACCTTCATTAAAAATACCATTATTTCCTTTAAAATTATTTAAAGTTTCTTGAGATTTGATAATTGGAGGATTGACATAGTAATCGCCAGATTCGTCAAAAGTTCTTCTAGCAAATTCTTGAGAAACAATATTATACTGAGTTTTATTTGAAACTTTAATTAAATTTCCGTCATTAATTTCTAATAGTTGTACAAAATTATTGGTATCAATTGATTCTAATGGTATTTTATCTAATTTTGCAAAAATACTAAATCTATCTGCTCCCGGTGCTGCATAGTTAGAAAACCCCTGTGCATTATCATACAGATTTTCATCATCATATGCAGTTCTAATTTCTTCAAAAATTCTTAGTCCTACTTTAGCACTTGGAATATTTGAATATGGATCTAGATATAAAATACTGGTTGGAACATCAACAAAATGTCCTCTGACATAATAAACACCTTCTTCTAAATAAACTGAAGATGCCTTAAAAGTACTATTCTGTGAAATTGTAACAGCAAATCCTTGTCCATTTTGAAGTAAAATTTCTGTAGGATCTTCATTTTCCTCGGTACTTTTATCAATTACAGATACATCCTCATCAACTAGTAGTATTTCTCCATCAATAAAAGATGTTTGAGAATTAGTTTGTGAATCTGATGTTAAATATTTAACAATTAAGGTAATTTTTTTTATATCACCAGATATATCCAAATAATCCTGAATTACTGCAGTAACCCCGCTTACATTTCCTCTTATTCTTGTACCAATTAAACTATCAAGATATAAATTAGATGGAAGTCCTTGATAGGTGTCTTCTATAATTACACTATTTAAATCATTTTTATAAATTATATTGCCCGGAATAACAACAGATCCTTCCTTAAAAATATGATTTCCAAACTTTTCAATTTGACTTTGTAGAATAGACTGCAAAGTAGTTAATTCTCTTGCCTGGATAGGATATCCTGGTTTAAAAAGAACTTTGTAATATTCATTTTTTGGATCAAAATCGTCAAAATATGGAGAGACGTTGAGGTTAGTTTCCTGTGGCATAATTCTTTAGAATTGCAAAATGACTTTGATATCTTCTTTTTGGTTTTGTGATCTAGTAATTGATGGTCTATTATCAACGTAAATAATATTTCCTGAGTATTTTTTAACCTCGGGATTTGCTACACCACCAGTAAAAGACTGTCCAAGATTATATGTTCTATTATTTATTGTAGTAGATATACCTGTGAAGGTAGTGTCAATATAAAGGTTGGTGCCTGTTATAAACGTGGTTCCGCCAGCACCGACAGAATTTGTAAATCTATTTAAGTTAATTCCATAAGTTGGAGAAGCATTTTGGGATCCATCAGTATTAAATCCGGCAAGACTCTTATCTTGCCAATACTTTAAAACTCCAGTGTTTTGGTCATAAGAAATAACTCTTCCAACTGCAGTTGTTCCTGTGCTTATAGTTTGAGTAAATCTTGAATTTACAGTAAAGGTAGCAGTATCGTATCCAGTTCCAATGAGTTTTAATGCATAAACTGCGCTTGCCTTTTCTATATCCAATAATGAGGTCGAATTATATGCCTGCGGATTTTCTACAATGCCCACTCTTGCAATTTTATTTCCCGTTACAAAGTCTGGATTTTCTATATCATTTTCTATTCTGGAATAAATCAAAACATTATAAGCACCTAGTTCTCTATAAATATCTGCTCCATGACCACCTTTTGGTGGAATAATTACATCAAAAGTTGGTGTTGTTGTTCCTGTGGGAACGTTTCCTCCAACTAAATCTACAGTTCCGTAAGTGTACCCATCTCCACCAGAAGAAACTGTAACAGATTCTACTTTAGAATCGTTATTGATTACTATTGTTGCTTTTGCTCCACTTCCATCACCTTTGATTGGAACATTTGTGTATACTCTATTTGCAGTTCCTACACCAACGCCACGATTTGTAATTGTAATAATTTTGAGTTGATTATTAGTCGCGGAAGCATTTGTTCTTATTGCAGCATTTTCAGAACTAGTTTCCCAGTCTTTAGGCACTGGTATAAAGTTAACAGTATCAAACTTTAGAAACTCGCTTGGTTTAATCGTATAAAGATACTTCCAAATATATCCATCACCACTATCGCCTGCTTCTCTTGGTTCTAAATCTGTGAAAATTGGTTCATCAAGAGACGGTTTTCCACTTGGATTTTCTGGATCAGTTCCATTTTGAAGGCAGATATAAACTCTATAGTCACTATTGATTACATAGTAATTTGCAGAATAAAGACTAGTTACTCCAGATGGTTTTGATGTATTAGTTCTACTGATATCATGACGATACATATCATAAGTAGTTCCAGATGACCAAGTTGTTTTTTTAACTACTTGGCTCACATCAGTTGCTTTAATTTTTTTTAAAGCAACCATTGTATCCCAATAATCATTCTCTTGATCAAAACTGTCCTTAGGAGATGGTGGATTTCTTTCCCACACAGAAGAATAATCAGTTGCATTAGTTAAACCAACAAAAGAATAATAAGAATTTGACGAAGAAGTTGCTACCGAAACAAAATTCTTCGCGTTCAAAATTCTTAGTTGATCAGTTATAATTGCAGACATTTTACAGTTTTTTTATCTATTTATGATGTTGAGTAACCAATATACTTCAATCTATTATATCTTTGAATTGTAGGTGAAGATGAAATTCCCCCAGTGTTTGCATATGTTGCGAATTCTCTAGGTTTTTTACGAGTTGGTGCTAAAATTCTTCCCCAACTATATTCGCCATAGAAATCACTAAATCCAAGTCCAGTTAAACCATTGTATTCAGATACACTTACAGTAACTTTAGCGACGTTAGTAATACCTATACCAGGAACTGCAGTTTGTGCAATTGATACAGCAGCAACTTGATAGATGTTGTCTATAAATGTTGTTCCTACACCTACAACACCACCAGATGAGTTGAGTGATGTGAGTCCTTTACCAACATTTGATTTAGATACTACAAAGTAATAACCAGTTTGAATACCACTAATTCCTGTTGTAGCAATTCCAACTTTTACTGTATTAGAATCTCTAATAATAGAATCTTTTGGAATGAAGAAATCAAATACTATTCCAGTTGATGCAACTCCTACTGAAGTAGTTTTAATTCCGGTAATCACTCCAAAGTCACCTTCATAAGAAACTTTATCAATAGATTCATATTTGAATGATGGAGATTCGATTAAGACTGTAGGTGGATCAGAAGAAAAATAACCAAGTCCAGCAACTGTTATTGCAATTCCCGTGACAACTCCTCCAGATATAGTTGCAGATGCTTTTGCTGTGTTTTGTGCAGTAGTTGTTCCAAAACCAATTGGACCTGCAATAGTTACCGTAGGTGTAGTTGAATATCCAACTCCACCATCAGAAATAACAATGGAAGAAACTGTTCCCGAAGAAGACACTATAGCAGTAGCAGTAGCAGATGTTATAGTGTCTTGAGATATGATCAAAATTTTATTTTGTGGTTTTTCTGTTATTCCATCATGAACATACTCTTTTTTACTATCAAAAAATGCTTTAACACTCTCTACAAAAATTTGAGTTGATCCTGTACTTATGTTTTGAATAATATTTGTAGTTGGTTGGACATATGGTTCATAAATGATTCTATCTTTACCAACATAGGATCCATTTACAGATAGATCATGTGTTTGCCTACACCACGTCAATGGTCTGAGTAATGTTTCATCCTCAGTTATTCCCGGACCTGAGTATAAATTAGTATTAATTGTATCTGAAGAAACAACTTCTGTAACAATTCTTCCATCTTGTGTTAAAATGATACTATCATCCTTTAAAGATACATTGTCGCCAACTTTAATTGTTTCCAATATATCCACATCTTGAGTATCCACATCTCCGGTTCCTCTATAGAATAAAAGTTTTGAAGTATCTCCTTCTTTTGGAGGTTCTGCAAACCTTATAGTACTTCCTCCTTTAAATATGTAACCTTTTCCTGGAACTTGAAGAACATCATTGATAAAGACCAATAAAGTTGCTTGAACATCAATGTTTGATCCTTTTTTGGATCTGATTGATGTTCGATTGCCACTAATAAGAATTGGGAATGTTGTTCTATTACCATCAAACAAATTATCTAATGGATCAATTACTTGAAGTCTTCCAACTGACCAGGCAGCAAAGTTATCTGACTGAATTTTATCAACAGTAATTTGGAATTCTGAAAAACTTAAAGAAGTATTTGTTGGAATTCCAATCGTTCCTCCAATAGAAACCGTTAAAACATTGTTTTGTTTATAACCATATCCCAAATTTTTCAATTCAAATGAAATGACACTTGAACCTTGACCAACAACAATGTCTACTACAGCACCCGTTCCAACACCTGATGGTGATTTAGAACTATAAACTAAAGGAATGTTTGAATATGATAATGGAGAATCAAAGACAACAATAGGAGGATTTGATGAAGTATATCCAACACCTGGATTAGTAACTGCAACACTAACTATGTGACCATTACTTACTGTTGCAGTTCCAATAAATTCAATATTCGGAATTCCAATGCTTTCTGTCTTAACACCAACACGCACAACGGTTTGAATTCCTACTCTATAACCAGATCCACTATTTCCAATACTAATTGATTGAATTGTTCCTGCAGAGGATACTATCGCCGTTCCACCTGCTGCTACAAGTGGTTGATAACCAAATCCCTCAGTGGAACCTACTGATAAAATAATTCCACCTCTAGGAATATCTCTGGAGTTTATATCATAAGTTCCTGAACTTGAATTTCCTGTAAAAGTAATACTTGTAATTCCGACGTTTTCTGTCAAATTATAGTTGTCAGTAATATTTGGTGCGTTTGGCCCTTGGAATATATTGTTAATTAAAACGATGGCATTATCAGTCGATATTCCAGCAATGTTTAATCTGTCTGATTTTAAAGTAAAAGTTTTATCTATACCATTAAAGTTATTTGAAATATCATCAAATATGTAATTTTTGGCATAAGTTTCCGATAATGTATCTTCTTCTCCAGATCTTAAAAATACTCTTCCAGTAAATGAAGATCCAGTTGCAATTCCAATATAATCAATCTCATCATATCTTGATAGTTCACTTACAATAGGAACTTTTCCATAAGGTGCCTCGTCAAAATAAATTACATTATCGACAATATTGTAATTTCCTATAATTTTTGTGACAAGAGTAGGTGATATATGTGTTGATAATCCAGTTCCTAACCAAGATCTAAAAACAGAAAATACATTTGTACTTCCAACACCAACTGAAGTAACTTTCATAATTTCATCATCAATTTTAATCAAATCTCCTCCAAATATTGAATTAATTCCAGAAACTGATACTTGCGTTTCAAAAAATCCAACATTTTTTGAAAGAGTTGTTGTAATGGCAGTTCCTGCAATAGGTGACTGAATTAAATTATCAATACTAATAATTGATTTATTATTTTGATTCTTTGAGGTTAAAAAGTGAGAAGTTCCTATTCCAACAGAGGTTATATCTAAAACTTCTGGAATTGGTTTGAGAGCATTGGATGCTGAAGATGCCACTCGAACATCAAGATCACTAATTTTAACAATGTATAAAGTTGATGGTAATTTATCCGTTGTTCCAATACCAGGTATAGAAGTCGTTGCGATTCCAATGGGACTTGATCCAGTTCCTGAATAAGAATATTCAACTTCCTCTCCAGTAACAAAGAAATGATTAGCAATTCTGATAACATCTGTAGATGCTCTTACTATGGAAGAATTGCCACCATCAAAATATCTTTGGAAAATCGGATTATTTTTATGAGTTAAATTAAAGTTCTTTTTAATATCGTTATCTGTTCCAGTGTAATCTCCATAATCATAATGTAAACCTCCATTGATTAATGATATACTATCTGAGTCTTCTTTTAAAGATAATGCAACTTGGAAAACTTTAACATCAACATCAATATCCGCAATTGGAGTAAAATAAGTTTTTGTAGTTGATCCTGAAATATTGGCAGTTGTTACCCCCAAAGAGTTATTAGAATTTAAGATTCCAAATTCAGTTGTATAACACTTATTATTAAATGAATCTGTAATTGTTACGAATTCAGAAATTTGATATTGTGAGTTTGTTTTGTCTTCAATACTTATAATCGAGTATGAGCAGTTATTATTGACATTAGAATAACTTGCAATTGTATTTGCTATTGGAGAAGCACTAGACGCAATTCCTACCGAAGAAGAATCTAGATAAGCTCCACCAACTATTTGTGTTCCAATTCCACTTAAACTTGTATTAGCAAGAGAAACATTAAAAGTATTAACCACATAATCAACCGTTGTAGAATTATCTGGTATTAAATCAATTATCACATTATTTGCAGAAATATATGCATTATATGTTCCTATTCCTGAAGTTGATCTTGATCCAAAACCATCTGTAGCTAATTGTCCATAATCAATAAAGAAAACTTCAGATCCATTATGAATATAAGTTATTTCATCATATTCATAATAAGAGGAATTTGTTGCTCCAATTTGAACTAAAACTTTTGATGATCTATAGGTCGATGCAACACTAACTATTGTTGTTGCTGTATTAGTACCTGTTGGTATGGTAGAAGTAGTAGTTCTAATATTAACAGAAGTTCCTAAATCAGTTGTTCCAACTCCACTAATCACATCATTTAGTGAGAATGATAGATTTGATGCATAGTAATCGTTAATTTTAAACTTATTTGGATAGAACAATAAATTTCCATTGTTTCCGGTAATACTAAAATCAAAAAATCCTAGATCATTTGATGAATATGTACCATATTGGTTTATAAATCCAACGTTATTATTATGAATTAATGATACTAATGAAATTTGAATTTCATTAGTATATTTTTTGTCTTGTATTGCAATAAAATATTTTTGTGATCTAAAATCATCAAGATTAAAAGAGTCAATAACACTAAATGGAGTTGATCTTGGATTACTATTAAATTGATTTGAAATGTCATCAATCATTAAAACTCTATTACTAATAGATTCAATATAGTCTTGAATAATTTTGGAATTAAATAAAATTTCATTTGATTTAATAGTGTCATCAATTAAAAGATTATTTTCTAGTGCAAGATCAAAATCATAAACGCAGTTTAAATCAATAACTCTAGATAAGTCTGCAATTCCAACAAAATCACCTTGATTTTGATTTGTTGAAATTCCTATATTATCTGCTCTTGACTCTATAATTAAATTGCCAAATTTTTTAAATCCTGCAGTATGATTTAAAGAACTTACGGGATTATCCCATACATTCAAATCTTTTTTTGATTTAAGTGCATATGAAAAATATTGGTAATAATCACTATCATGTACTCTTTGAAGATCATTATTCAAAAATCCTGTCTCTTTGTACCATCCTTTTTTAACTTTAGAAATTGCGCCAACTTTATAATCGGTTTCAAATGATAATACTTTTTTGACAATACCAACAGAATTAGTTGTTTCGCCTCTTACAAATTCTCCGGGAGCAAAATCATCAATTGTAGAAACTTTAAGATATTGATTAGTAGTATCCCAAGATTCTACTTTTCCAATTGATGTTGATGAGTAGACAGTTTCTCCAACATAGAAATTATTCTTTTTAAGAACAGGATCAAAAATTGGAAAATGAGATTCTGGAATTATTTTTCCTGCAGAATATAAACTGTTAAACATGCCCGGAACTTCGCCATCGTTTAAATACGATGATAAATTATAAGTAACTGTTCCAATAGTTCCTCCAAGGTTTGGATCTACTGCAGTTAGAGTAAAAAGAGCATAATCATAATTTGCAGAGTTGTATCCTTTTCCAGTAGTAGCAATTCCTACACTTGTATTTTCAATTAAAACTTTGCTTCCGACTGCAAAAGGATAATCTTGAGGATCACTAAAACTTGCTCCTAAAGTTACTTTTACATCTTTTGATGAACTATCAAATACAATATTTTTAATATTAACACCATTTGAATTATTTGTTGGTATTATTTTTGGTTTTATGTTATTAATTGACGTATTATTTTTTCTTATAGTAACTCTAGAGTCTCCTAAGTCGTAAGATAAATCAATATCATCAATAACTTTATTTGTTAAACCATCAATAACTACGAGTGATGGTGGAATATTATAATTTCTTCCATTAGAAGACACTCCAATATAGTCAAATGAAGATAATGCTTCTAATACTAAGAAACTTGGAAATTTTGCTATTGGTCTAATACTATAGTCAGTCGGATAATCGAAACCAATATCTTCAATTTCAATATTTTTTACTTTTCCAATAGAAATTGAATTAGGTTCTAGTACTGCATCAAATCCATCTTCCGACGAAATTGAATATGTATTCGTAAGTGATTTGTAACTACCATTCTTTGAAATTGAAATCTCTTGAATAGGACCTTTTGCACTCAAAGAGTTTGTATAATATTCAATGCCACTTGAATAAGATGAAGACTCCGGAATTCCTAATACATTATAATTGAAAGTATTTGAGGAAATAGCAACAATAGAATAACTTCCATTATATGCACTTTCCTGTAAAGTTATTTTATTTGAACCAATTACATCTTTATCTTGTATAATATCTTTTTTAATTTGAGAGTTTAAATTTAAATCAAGAGGAATTAAATTATAATATAAATTTGTAGGAATATTATCATTTAAGGTTAATACGATCTTTGCTTCAGAGTCAATTCCAACTTTTCCATACTTTATTACTTCAAAAACACTTGATGATTTAGTTGTATCAAACTCTTCATTAAACTCACCATCTTTGTAAAACTTAAGATCAAATGCAGAATAAGCGATAGAATTGTTTTTATAAGACAATGAAGAATCTGATAAATCAAAAATTACTGTTTGATTTCTTGTTAAATTTAAAGGAGGATTGATTGGTAAAATAGTTCCAGAAGTTGTAGAACCTATACCAACAACTTCCGGATTTAATTTTGTAGCCTGATAAAAACTATTTGATAGTTTAATCCTATTTGAATCTATAACTACGACATAATAGATTCCTTGATTGATTGATGTAGATCCTGAAGTACATATTACTTTTTGTCCATCATAATAACCATGATTATTAATTGTAATGATATTGTCACCATTATCTATTGAGGAAAAAGTTCTTGGATTTAATGTTAATCTTCTATTATAATCATTATACTTAACAGCAACTGTTGTAGAAATTCCAGATTTTACATCAATAATTACGTTATCAAATAGTGATAATCCATGAGTTTCTGCAGTAGAAACTGTTACTACATTTTTACTGACTTTTCCTATTAAAGTATTTGAATAATTTGTCTTGAAACTATGAGTGGCACCAGTTCCAACTGAAGTAAAATATAAAATACTATTTTGTGAGGTAGAAGATCCAACAGCAACAAAAGTACCGGTCGATCCCAGTCCAACTTGAACTGTCGAAATTCCAATTAAATCGTTAGTGATCTTTGCAGCATAAACTATTGACTTATCTGTTAATTGAAAAACTGAAACGCCATCAGTGGAGACAGAAATTTGATTTCCTCCATTTGAAAAATAAATTAATGAATCTCCAGTTTTTAAATTGTGATTTTCAATATAAATTGATTGTGTTGGAATAGTTAATTGAGTAACTCCAACACCTGGATTTGAAAAATAAATCGTACTAACAATTCCAACACCAGATGTTGTTCCCAATCCAACAGATTCTTTAGGATCAAAATAAAATTCACGATCAATATTAAAATTATATGTTGTAGAAATGCCAAAACTCAATCCAAATTTCTTTGATTTTTCGACAATAGGAGTTCCAATTTTATATGAAGTTATTCCCGTAGTTCCATTTTGATTACGAATAACTCTAATCCTAGAAGATTTCTGGTCGATATTTAGAATCTTTATTTGTTCATTCTCAATTTGATAAAGATCATTTTCTTTAATATCTGGATAATTTAAATTACCAATAACATTAAAATAAGTAACCAATCCAGTATGTTGAGCAGATCCAATACCTGATGATATAATGAGATTATTTTCTCTAACACTTATATTAGTAAATTTTTTATAATCATTTTTACCAGTAAATGTAACTAAATCATTATTCAGGTAATTATGAACAATTGTTGTAAAACCTATAAATTGTTGTCCATTAGGATAAAGTTGGACATTTTCAAAAGATGAAGTTGCAACACTAATTTGATTTACAGATTTTCCTTTAATTAAAGAAACTTTTGCTCTAGATTGTTGTGAATTATATTCGGAATCATTGTTAAAAATTATTAGGTCGCCTACTTTATAGTTTTGACCACCTGTTGTAATTCCTATAGAATCTAAAGATCCTTTAGAAATATTTTTGACTATAGAAGTTTGACTTTTAACTTCATTTGGATTAAAAATCCAATCACATAGTGGTAAATTGTACGAACTAACATTTCTTTTCCATTCTGTCTGATTTACATCAATATAATCTTGATTTGATGTAGTATCAAAGTTAAAATCAATTGGTTTAGATTTATAAGTAGGTCCAATTACATAAGGAAAGATTGGTTTTTTATAGTTAGCGAATAATCCTGTTGATTCTACCAATCCACTGTTAATAGTTGTAAAATACGCATAAACTCCATTTGGGTACTCAGGAGTAATTCCAAATCTTCCGTTGTGCTCATCCAAATCTCCATTAGCAGTATAAGAATAATCTTCAACAAAAAACCCTTGAGGATAAATGGATGTACTGGGTCTGTTTTCTTTTAATTGTAACTCATAACTTGAAGTTAAAGATTTAACAAATCCTCCTGTTTTTGATGTAAATCCATAAGGACCATAAATTGGATTCCCATCATAAGCCCAACCAATAATTGGAGAATGAGATTGTGATGTTAATTCTTCACTACCAAAACGTTGCAAATCGGGAACAAATATTTTTTTGCCTTTTCTAAAAGAAGTTGCTTGAACAGATTGTCTTAGAATTCTTGGAGAATATGCATGAGCATATTGAAGGCCATAATCTTCATTTAAGCCATCAGTTAATATTCCGTCATCTTCATTTATTTTAGAACTTTCTATCAATCTTTGAACCAAATTAACTTTCCAAGGTTTAATTCGTGCCTCAAATTTAGCTCCAGTTCCTGCTGCGTTAACTGTTATAGATGTATTTTCGTTTTCGTATCTTACACCACCATTAATTACTTTGACTTCGATCAACTGTCCATTGGATATGATTGGAGTTAACAAAGCACCTACTCCTACTCCATTAATTTGAAGATCAGGTGGAGAATTGTATCCACTTCCAACATTCTTCACTAATACTTCAATAATTTTTCCATCTGAAACTATTGGAGTAATTTCTGCTTTAGATCCAGAATTTAATTCAAATAAAGGTTGTCTGTTATGGTTAATAATTTCTTCTGATCCATAGTTTGTTCCTTCAGAAGAAACAAATACAGATTGTACTTCTCCTCTGAAGATTGGTTGAATGACTGCATTAAAATCTTGGCCGGAAAAAGTCGAAACTCCTATTTGTCCCTTAACGGATACCTTAATTTCTGGATAATTGAATTTATGATTGCCACTACCAACTGATGTTAAATTAATGTACTGCTTGGTAATAAAATATAGAGAATCACTAGATCCTACGCCAATTTCAGATAATTTAAATTCATCATCAGTAATCTTAGTCACATAATAAGAAGTGGATGAAGATAAACCTCCAATTGAAGTTTCTGTGGAATTATATACGATTATTTCTCCACTTTCATATCCATGATTTGGAATCGAAATACTATTTGATGCAGTATTAATACCACTTGTGCTCGTAACAGTTAACTTGTTTTGATAATTTGATCCAGAATTTACAACAGTAATCGATCCTATTTTTTTCTTTAAGTTTTTTGATTTAATAGAATGATTTCCAGTTCCATAAGAAGTTAGTTGAACTGTATTAATACCAGCAATTGCGTCAAAATAAGATTTATGTAATTTTACATTGTATAGATCTTGCGGAGATACAAAATATGTTGAATTCGTTGATAATCCACCAACAGAATTCTGTCCATCTGTTACATATACTACTTCTTCGGCGTTTCTAAATTTATGATAACTAGAAAATCCTACCTTATTGATTGGATTTAGTTGAACTAAATTTGCATTAGATTGTGCATTAAAAACAACATTATGTTCTAAAGTCACTAAGTTTGCTTCTGCAACCGCGCCAGAACCATTGCCTCCAATAATTTCAACTACTGGTTCTCCAATATAATCAAATCCAGAATCTATAAGATTAATTTTTTCTAATTTACCAATTACGGAACAATATCCTGTAGCTCCAGATCCGACAGGATCAATAATAGATAAAACTGGAGGATTTATAACATCATATCCAGATCCAGGTGCAGATGGAACTATACTTTGAATTGGTCCATAATAAACATTATCTTTTGATTTATAATTTAAAAGTTCAACTCCATTAATAAAAATACCCGTTAATCCCGGATTAGTTTCATGAGTAATTTTATCAATTTCTGGACTAGAAATTTTTCTAATTAATTTTTGCGATTCAAGTAATTGAGTACTCAAATCTCCATATGTAAAGTCGGTAAGTTCAAACTTTGCATTTGTAACGGAACCATTTACTGCTACAAAATTTTCTGTAAAAATATTATTTCTACTTCTTGCAAGTTTTACTTCAGTTGCACTTACCTTTTTAATGAAATAAATTCCTGTAGAAATTCCTAATGTATTATTCGTAGTTGGTTTATATACAATTGAATCTCCCGTATAAAAACCATGATTACCAATATTAAGAATTGTTCCTGTAAAGGTTCCACTAAAAACTACTGATCGATCATTTATCTGCAAATTTATCTGCGAACCTTGATCCGAATAAGTTGGAAGTGAAGGTGAAGTTGCATATAAAGACCCGTCAGTATCTAAGTAAATATTTTGCACATTAGAAGTGTATTTACTAACAGAAGGATAATTTTTGGATAATACTTTAGATAAATTTTTTCTTACTGTATAAGTTAAATTAGGATCCAGTCCACTTTGATTTGAACCAAATTGAACAGTAAAAGATTTTTCATTAATAAAAGAAATTACATTAACCGTTAAATCAGAAGTCTGCGTATTTCCGGAAGAAGGTATAAAAGTTACAGAATCACCAATTTTAAAAGAATGATCGTCAAATAATGTAATATTATATAATTTACCTGCATCGGCATTGTCTGAAATTGTAATTTGAGAAACAACATACTTTACCGGAATATTAAAAAACCAGTTATTAAATTTAGAATCTTTTGAGTTTAAACCTAAAGATTTTACCCTAATTGAATCTCCTTCAGAATAAAAGGCACTATCATTTGGCAAATTTAATTCAGATAATACGCCTGTAATCCTTACCTTTACTTGATTTGTATTTCCAACACCTGCATAACCATATGCAAATTCATTTGTCTTTATTTCAGTAGATTCTGGTATATCTTGAGATATTCCCTCACAATCCAAAAACTGATTTAATGTTTTTGATTTATATGTAATGTTTAATGAGGTTCCATTTTCAAGATCAACAACAAGAGTGCCATTTGAAGTTGGAAATGATACTGTAGAGTCTACTTCTAAAGTCGTTGATTCTGAAGATGTTCTAGATACAACTCGTGTTTTTGGACTAATTTTAAATTCTCCATAAATCGATCCAATTGGTAGAATATCTCTATCATATCCAGAATCTAAACTTATAATGTAGTAATCTTTAGATCCTCTTCTAATTTTTTCTACTTGCGTAATAGTTCCTTGTGAACTTATATTTCCTTCAGAATCTTCTTGATAAAGAGTATTGTTTACAAGAGATTCTGGATTTCCTTCAATCTTTTCTACAACTAAATCGGAAGTAATACGATACTGTGCATCTGATGGTTGAATTAAGTAATCTCTTGGTCGTATAACCTCAACATTTTCACCATACAAAGCACCAAAAAGAATTTTAAAGGAATTGTCAGTTCCTTTTGATGAATAAAAATCAATTGATTGCTTTATAAAAAGTCCTTCATTTAATCCAGAGTATAGTTGTCTTTCTTCTAATCCTGGAGTAAATTGCTTCTTAATTTTGTTTAAAAATTCCTTTAAAAATAAAATACTAAGATTTAAAACTTTAGTTGGATCACCATTAGAATCTAGTATTGAATGCTCTTGAGCATCCGTTTCCGAGAAAGTTAATTGATCTTTTACTTCATAAGAAGTAACACCACTAAATCCACGTATACATCCATCAAAAGTTGTAGAAGTTTTTGAAGTATACGTAATGATTTCAGAATCAATCAATAAAAGACCGTAAGAATCTGGAAATCCTGCTGTAGAATCTACATTAATTGTAGAATCAAAAAAAGTTACATCTGAAGTTAAAGTTGTCGAATCTATTAAATTTGTTAACTGATCAACTTTAATATATTGGTCAATATTCTGAAGTATATCGCTTACATTTCCTTGACTTTCTAATGAAATGTAATATTGCGATAAGAATTCTGAGACAAGAGGAAACTCTTCTGAGACATACTGAGGTAGTTGATTTTCGATGATGGAACTGATTTTAATTCTGGTTTCTGTCATTTTATTATATTCTTACGAGGTCTCCGTTAGTGTAGCTTGATGTAACTTTGTATGTTGATCCAGAAACGTCTGAACCAGAAGAAATTTCATCAGATAACATATTTAATATGCTATTATTAATATCTAGTTGCAAATACAAATCCTGTAATCCAATTACATCATTAGACTTTGGAACCACTGAAATTTGAATGATTGGTTGTAAAAATGAAGTTTTTGAAGTTGCTACGATATTCACTGGGTTTAATCTTATTTCTCCCTTTACATAATCAATTGTACCAACGTTAGATTTTACAACAATTGGTGCATTTTCTGCTTGCAATTTAAAGAAAAATATACTTCCAGTCAATCCAGTAGAATTTGGAGTATCTCCAATGTACAGAGTGTCATTTATTCCTGCAATTTTGAATCCTGAAGATTTAATATTATATCCATCCATACTTTTAATATGAAACTGATTTCCGTAACAAATTTCATAGTCCGCAAACGTATTCAGACTTACTCTTAAATCACGTCTCATTACAACTTTAGTAATATTGGACGTAATAGCACTATTTGAATCATCAATAATCTTTAAATATTTGCTATATTTAAATCGCGCTCCATACTTATTGAGTTCTTTTGAATTCGCATAATTTTTAATGTTGTTGAAGATAGTATCTTTTAACTCATTTGAATCATTAGTTGCATTTGCATTATAATATGCAGTAGTGTCTGCTTCTAAGTATAAGTATTTGAGGTCAATAATTTCTGGTACTATACCAGCAACTGCATATCTCCTTAATTCTCTTTCAATATTATCTTTAACTTGGTTTGAAACAAATGGACCATTAATTGGTTTAATACTAATAAAAACTCTTCCATATTGTGGAGGTGTTAGATCTTCTCCACCAAACACAGAAATTGATTCTGCCTCGGAATAAATTGTAGGAATGATAGTTTCATAATCGGTAGCAGTAACTGCACGATTCTGTGAGGAATATTTTCTTGGAGCATATTTTTTAATAGACTCAACAGATTCAATTTCTCTTCCATTTTGAGATGAAGAGTTTGTTGTGATTAAAGAGACACCTGTTGTAACTACTCTATTGTTATTATCTACGATACGTCCATTAAAATTAAATGAAGAAACTCCGTTTCCACTTTCACCATTTGTAACATTGTAAGAAACTTCAATATAATTTAAGTTTGAAAGTTTTTTACCAAAAACACCATCTCCAAAAATCAATTCATATCTCTGGTCTTGAATTTCTTGAATAAAGAAAACTCTTGATTCTGAAGTAATCTCAAAAAGATTTTTTGATAATTTATATACACTCCTAATTGTGCTTGACTGAGTATCTCTTACAAAAACACTGATAGAATCTACATCAATATTTGCATTATCCAAAATGAATTTTTGATTTGGATTATTTGCATCAACTGTAAAATTATTAACAATATAAGTTCCTTCATAAATGTTGATATTTTCAAACAAAGCAATTCCATTTACTATAGGAACTGTAATATCCTGTGGAATGATAAAAGAAAAACTTTGATTTCCAAAAGTAGTATTTGATGTACAAACAACACCATTTTTTAATGTTAGTGTAATAGGATTTGTAGAGAATCCTGTCGTATCTACAAAGAAAGAAATATTTGCTTTTGATGCTGAACGAGAATGAGGAACATATCCAATGTTACGTGCAAGAGAAACTACATTTTCTCGGAGAGTTGCACCATCAATAAAGACCTCATTGCTAATCATATTAGCATTATATGAGGAAATATATGTATTATATGCTAAAACATCTATTAAAGTAGAAAGATTAGATCCTTCAAAATCATAGTCAGTAAAGTTCGAATTCGCTCTTAAATACTCACGAATTGAACTTTTTATTTGATCGAAGTCTAAATTAGTAAAATTAACTAATGCCATTTATCTTGTTGGCTGAAGTGCGAATGATAACTGTTGAGGCAAAACATCAATACCTATAATTCTGTAGTTTATAGTAACATTAAATTCATTGTTATCGTAATTTGGTGCTACATCTACTGAGATTAAATTCACTCTTGGTTCATAACTTGTAATTGTAGTTTCAATTTCATCTCTAATGATTGAAGCGGATATCTCATCAATATTTTCAAAAAGAGAACGACTTACTTTTGAACCTAGATTTTCATTAAAAAATTTTTCTCCTGGATATGTAAATACTAAATTTCGAATAGAGCGAGAAATAGCAGTCTCATTTTTCAGAGCAATTAAGTCATAATTGAGTGGATTGGCCTGAAAAGTCATACTCAGGTCTTTAAATCCTTTACTGACCCGCTCTAGTGGCATAGAAAGTATAAAATCTGTATTATTTATTCGTGTTTTTTGAACTCATAAAGAGGTTCTGTGCCATATTCCCAATCATCATAGTCCTCATCATTGCGAATTTTTTCATGAATTTCGTTTTGATGGTAAAAATCGTGTTTTTTAGGAGTCAATTCGTCATTTGCAATCTCACGAAGCATTTTTTGCTTTTGAATTTGACTGTCCCAACCATATTCTGAGGACAAATATTGAGTTCCCCACTCATTTTTCATAAAATTTTGATCTTTATCGACTTTTTTGGTCATTGTGTGCTCCTGATTCGTTAAAATCAGAACTTTTTACGGGGTTGCTATCCCAAATTTTCGTGATTTCGTACATAAAATCGTCTGATGTTTCAATTTTGCGACGATTTTCAACAGAGTATTCGGTTAAGTCAATTTCATAACCTGGATTTTTGGTAATTCTATTCTTAGTCCATGCATCATCATACCATAATATTTTATTATTTGGATATGCATAGAAATTTCCATTATCCATCTTGAAAAAATGAGCACATTTATGCTCTGGTGTCTCACTAAAGTTAGTATTCAGAGTAGATTTTGACTCCCATGACCAATCGAGAGTGAACATATAGATTCCTTCATTCTTTTCTCCACGATAATTGATCAATTCAGCGCGTAAGTTAGCCAGTCTTGAACGAACTTGAACATCAATATATGGAGAAAAGCAATCCCACCACATACACTCCTCTAATTCAGGAACTGGTGCATCGGGTTTCCAACAAAATGCATGAATGGGTCTTCTTGTCCAATTCACACCATTCTCTAAAAACGCTTCAAAGAGTGGTACATGCTTCTCTAAGGACGCTACAGAGTGTACATCACATAAAGTTACCTCACCGTGACCTTTTTTATGATTATAAAGGAATTCATTACGAATATAACAAGTAATCGTTGGAAGATTATGATTTAAATATGCCATAAGTTTTTAATAAAAAAGCAGGAATTTCTTCCTGCCTTATCTATATTATTTTCCTTGTCCGCGATATTTCTTCTTACGTCCATTGCGAGAGGTTGCACTAAGCAATGTACGAGGAGAACGTCCCTGACGGGTTTTCTTAGGCGCTCCTGGTTCAAAAATAGTTTTATTCGATCCACCTTTAGCCATTTGTAATTTCCTCCATTTCAATTAAATTAGGATCAATGTCTTCTCCTGAGTAAAAACGCTCTGAGAAGTCTTGTATAATCTCACTACAGTCTTCTATAGTGAGATTTGTATAAATTTTACGCCCTTTGTATAAAAGATTGTAAAGAGTACTCATTAGATTACGCGAGTTTTTTCATGTCCAACTCTAATACGAGGATCGCACCAGATTTCAAAGCCCGCCTCTTTTGCATCAAGACAGAATGAAACATCCTCACCGCACATATCTTGAACTGCACCAGATTCAAAGACTTGCATCTTTGGAGCAAACCATGGATATTCAAGACTCTCAAACACACCCTTTTTAATCAATACCCAACCAAATCCAGTGTAATCAACTGTGAAAGGCTTTCTACGCTTTGAAATAGATTCAACGGTTTCATGATTCATTACACCACCGTTCTTGCGGAAGTCATCTTCTTCCAACCAGTGTGCTACTGAGGTTGTGTGACCATCTTCTGTGGCATACCAACCAGCAACAACTTCTTTCTCTTCATTTTCTTCATTCAGAGCAACATCACAGAGTTGCCAGAATTTTTCTGTGTTGAAGACAATATCCGAGTCAATCCAGAGTTGATAATCATATTCCAGTTTACCATCCCAAGGAATTTGCTTCGGACCGCGAAGTACATTTGCTCCAAGAACTTTACACCTTGCAAAGTTTACCATTGATGAGTAATCTTGAGAAATCTGAATACTCATTCCATTTTGTACCATATCAAAACAAAGTTGTACAAATGCTTTTAGAAAGATAAACGAACATCCTCTGCCAGGAAGACAGAAAACAATTGACTTTCCTTTCATTCGTTCTTTAATTGCATCATAATCCCATTCTTGTTCTTTGGGTTTAGGTGCCGTTGCTTTAATTGTAAATCCTTTTGCCATAAAGTTAAATCAACCTTCAGATCAATTTTATCGTCCTATTTAGTGTTTGTCAATTCTTATTAATGAGAAGAATTTAACAATACTTCCTTACTCACATAAAGTTCTTCATAACTTAAATCTTCCTTTGAAGTGTTCATATCAAGAATCTCAACCATTCTGTGCAACATCTCCCAGATCTCCTCAAACTTGTCCTTTGAAAGACTGTGATAAATGCACCGATCCTTTGCGTATATGTGATATGTTTTTTCCATTCTTTATTTTATCATTGCATTATATATGACCACTATTAAAATTCCAAGAGGTATTCCAAAGATACGAAACATCTTTCCAGGATAACGTATTAACCATCCCGCAAAGACTACCTTCCAGAAACTCCAATAAGGTTTACTTTTTCTTACCACCTTTCTTCAGAGTCCTTTTATCTGGGCGCGAATAACCATTTTTGTGAATCCATTTGACTCCCATTTTTTACTCCGAAAATTTTTTTGGTGCAATGTAATTATAAGGCACATACAGAATTTGTGACGCCCTTCGTGTGGCACTTTTGCGATTGTCTCTTTGGTCCGGAAAATTTTTATAAGTTTGATATTTAGAGGTCGGGTTTACCCTTAAGAGAGAGGTGAATATCTCTCTCTCGATTTGTCACCTCTGTAGGTTAGGGTAGTTTGGGTTTTTATATACGGCTACGCTACGCCCGATATAAACAATAACAAATCAATCGCAAATACTGCTAATTCACGACACTGCCAAATCACGATTACACGATATAAACAATAAAACAACGATTGCAAGACAATGAAAAACCCTGTCCACGACAGGGTTTCTGATACTTACTGTGTGAACGCTAAGTGTAACTCACCACCCGAACTTGGTGGCGCAGATAGGACCAATCCCACGCTCAATTGACTGCGGATCGGTTAGTTCACGACCGCAACATGAACACTCTCCAGATACCTTACCGTACTGGATTGCAGCGGTGAGAGGATCATTAGCAGCGAGCATAATGGTCTGCTGAACATCATCGGACAGACGCGAATCAATGCCGATACGTGTCACTTTACCAAGGTATTTGGGTTGCAAACCATAGTTACCTTCCTCCTTTTCAGTCTGTGATGTAACCCACAGAGCACTAAGATCACGGTTTGGTTTCACGTTAATACCGTTAAATCGCAGGGTCAAACGCTTTGCACCTTTAGACTTTGCTGCCTCGAAAGCATTAAACAGTGCCTCGAATTGCGACACCTGAGTATCATCGAACTT